GGTCGAAAAAGTTATAGAGTATTTAGAAAAGTCATCTATAAAAGTGGACGATGCAATGCTAGATCAAATTGCTACCATATCAACAAACAATGATCCTATATTAGGTAAATTATTATTCCTACAGGCCCATCTTCTTATTATTCTATAATGCTTTAGTAAACCAAGTTCCTTAATATCTGAAGCTTCTAATCGGCTCATAACTTAACAACGACATCTCCTAATCTTATAACGTGGTAAGTTTCTTTACCTATTTCTATTTTATGTCCAGCGTGTCTGTCATAAAATATACTGTCATCTTTTTCAATCCCTACAACTTCATTACCTACTGAAAGAACTTTAGCTTCTATATATCTAATATCTTCTCTTTGGTTCTCAGCAAGCATTAATCCACCTTTAGTAGTTGTTGTGCCTTCTTTTACTTTCTGTATAATCAAACATTTTCCAATTGCTTCCATTATGCCCTCAGATTATTAATTATACAATCTGTTGACAATATTGTTGTAGCTACTGATGCCGCGTTTCTTAAAGCGCTTTTAGTAACTAATAAAGGATCAATAATCCCTGCTTCAATCATATTAACAGTCTTACCAGTTATTACGTTCAAACCGTACCCTGTTTTTGACAATGTTTCTATTGGAGCATGCTCTATACCCGCGTTGTCTAATATCGTCTTAAATGGCGCTCTAATTGAATCTAGCAATATCTCTTCGCCAATTGAGAACGTATCTATATTATGAGAAGCGTTTAATAAAGCAATTCCACCACCTGGAACAATACCTTCTTTAATAGCAGCTTTAGTTGCACAGATTGCATCTTCAATTCTATCTGCTTTTTCTTTTAACTCTATTTCAGAATTAGCACCTACTTTAACTATAGCAATCTTAGCCGTTAAGCGAGCTAATCTTTTTTCTAGCTTTATAACAGTATAGTTTGGATTGTTTTCTAATAAAGACTTTTTAATATCATTTATTATTTCTAATATCTCTTCAGATGTTTCGCCAACGTGTAATACTGTTTCTTCGTGATCGGTTATGCTCTTAATACATGTTCCCAAATACTCAGGTTGTATTAAATCTAAATCATCGCCTAGATCTTCATTTATAACTGTTGCTCCTGTTAATAAAGCTAAGTCATCTAATATTTCTTTTCTATTAATGCCAAACGTTGGAGCATTAATAACATTTATTTTTATATTGCCTTTAGACTTATTCATTGCTAGTGCTGATAGAACGCCTTGTTCTAAGTCACCTATAATAAGCAAAGGTTTATTATTCTTTATAACGTATTCTAATACTGATTGTATTTGTCGTATACTTTCAATAGGTGATTCAACTAACAAAACCAACGGATTATCTAACTCTGCTGTTTTGTTTTTAGGATTTGTAATAAAATGTGAATTTGTTAATCCCATATTACACTGGACTCCTTCTACAACTTGTAAACTTGATTCCGGATCTGCCGATGTTTCCATCATGACAATCCCCGTATTTCCTACAGACCTAAAAGCGTCTCCAACTAATTTACCTAATATAGGATCATTGTTTGTTGATATGGTAGCAATTTGATCTAGCATTGCATCGTCCACTTTTATAGATGACTTTTCTAAATACTCTATAACTTTTTCGACCGCTTTGTTTATTCCTTCTTTTATACTTCTTGTATTAGGATTTTCTATTGCATAAGCATTTTTAAGAATAGAGTGTGCTAATACTGTAGCTGTGGTTGTTCCATCACCTGCCTCTCTAACTGTTTTTCTAGCTGCTTCTTTTAATAATCTAGCGCCCATGTTTTCAATTGGATCTAACAAGATAACCGCGTCAGCAACTGTTACACCATCTTTTGTGATAACTGGATTACCATTTGAATCTTCTAATAGAACGCATTTACCACTTGCTCCTAATGTTGAACTAACCGCTTTAGCTAGTTTTTCTATACCAGCGAATACTTTATCGCTTGCTTCTCTTCCGAAACTTAAATTTTTGACTATAGCGTCTGACATAATTTGATTTGATTTGATTTGTATAGTTTATATATTACATATTTTACCGTTATTTTACAATATGAACGGGAATTGCTTTTTTAAATACTTACATAAAACATACACCCCAACTACAAATAATATAAACCAAAGATAAGAAAAATAGTTTACTTCTTTCTTAATATCTTTATTGAAAACTTTCTCTTTAACTTCTTTTTTTAAAACAATTTTATTTTCAACTTTAACTATAACTTTTGTTTTAGTAGTATCTACAATACTTTTAGTTGATAGTTTTGCTTTTATAATTGTATTTATATATTCCTTACCATCTATTACCATTGGCTTTAAAGTATCCAAAGGCTTATATTCTAACTCGCTAATAGATTCTTTTATGAACACATTGTTTTCTTTAACATAAGTTCCATCTATTTTAACCTCAGAGACGCTATCTATTTTAATTGCGGTATCAACTTTATCTACAGTTACTTTTCTAGAAGCGCAAGAGGATAATAGTATTATAAATAATATAAATATTTTTTTCATTTTATTAAATTGTTTATGAGAAATAATTCTCTTGTTCTTTATTGCGTCTAGTAGTTAATCCTTTTACAACTTTACCGCCGGCTTTATTCCATTTATTAAATTCAATTTTAATACTTAGATCGTTTGGATTAATATTAATTTTTTTTAATAATGTTGAGCCAGCAAATCCCGCTAAGCCGATGTTATACGTAAATGATACTAAAGAATTAAATTGATTCTGCGTAACAGGCTTTTTTAAATATTTATTAACTGCCAATGCGAATTTATCCGCAATGTGTTTAAAGATTTCAAAAGCCTTCTCTTTAGTAATAGGCTTGTCATTCATTGTAACGCGTTTACCGTCTGGGTAATAAGTATTTCCATACCCAATGGTTGGCACCCTAGCCGAGCAGTAGTATGGTTCTGCACTAAATCCTTCGAAGCCGGTAATTAATAGATAGCCATCGTCATTCAGTTTCATTATTTCTTTTTTTAAACCAGTCTATTATTTTAACACTTGTATATATTATAGATAGTAAAAGTAATAACACCTTTAAGCTAGCTTCCACCCTACTTAATGAAATTATAAAAACGCTCACGTTCAATAAATATATTTTTAAATTATCAATCATACCTTTAATCTCTCAACTATATTAGTAATTCCTTCTATGCCAATGTAAACAGTAGCTATTATAATCCAATCCGAACTTGTTAAATTACCCCGGAATAAACCCGCGCAAGCAATTATAAATACTAGTAATTTACGTGAAACCCATTTGTTTAATATTAAATCAAACTGCTCCTTACTCATTTTTATACTTATTATGCAGGAGTTACTGAAGCAGAACCGTCAGCTACATACCAAGGTGAAACATCAGTAGAACCACTAGCTATCATTAACCTGTTATTTGTTGTATCAAAAACTCCTCTACCAAGATATTTATTTTGAGTATTGATTACATTTGCTTTATTGGCAATTAGCGAAGCTGTTGTTGAAGGAAATGATCCGACAGAAGTGGTGCCTACAATAAAAGTATTAAGCGCAAAATCATAATGAACATTAAATACAGCCGGCCCGTTAAACCCGCTAAAATTAACTGTAGAGCTGCCATTAACCGTAGCTGGTGTTGTGTCTGTAAAAGTTATAGCGGAATTTACAATAGTTGCCGTTAACGGAGCGGAAAGAATAACTCCATTGCCAGAAAAACCAGCAACAGTAGCACCAACAGCTATCCCTGTACCCGTCACAGTTTGACCTAATGAAATTCCACCGTCATCACCAACCTCTAAATTAACAGAACCAATTATTCCGCTACCATTAGTGGTTACTGGGCCCGGAGCTACAAACGTAAAAGTTCCTGTTGGTGCATAATTATTCCCTGACCCAACAAAAGTAATTGTGTCAGCACAATATCCAAAAGCGTCATTGTTTTGAAACGCCAGCTTTGCTAACCTAATCTCTTGACTATTTTTTTTAAATTGATTGTGTAAAGGTGAAGTAGTTAAATCTAAGATAATAAAACTTCCAGAAACACTACCATTTCTTCTGTTTTGCAAACATCTATTTCCTATCCCGTCTTGATAAACAGTTATAGATCTCATATTGTTGAAAGCGTTTAAGTACTGATTTGTATCAGTAACTCTGGCATCGCCGGTATATCTAATTTTCTTAAGATTTAATGCGTATGAAGAATTAATAATCCCTCCAACAGTAGCCCTAGTAGCGCGCAAAATATCGTAATCATTGCCTTCGCAGTAAAGTCCATTTACTTGAAAAGTCACAGAAGCAGCCTCTGGAGCGCTTCCAAATCCAAGGCCAACGCCACAAAATTGAGTTACCATTCTGCTGACAATTGGGCCGTATAAAGCTGTAGTGAGTAATCCAAAAGAGCACCTCATTGCATCAATTTGCGTGGCGCCTAAAATACCCGCATCACCTCCAAACGTGAATACGCCTCCACCGAATAAATAACGTAATGAACCGCTAGCAATAGTATTGTCTATAAAAGGAAATACAGTAAGAGTGCTTGCCGCTCTATCTATGTCGTATACATAATAAGTTTCGTCATTAATCACTACGAAACAATTTGGATTTCTTCCGCCGGTAAAATTATCAGGTGGCAATACTGTTACATCAATTTTTGATCTTTGGGCTGATGAACCAGATAAACCTGTATTTACTTTGTTACTCCAATTAGATAGTAATGAAAAACCAGAAGCTCCGGAACCGCAATCGGTTACTTTGATATTTCCAAGATCGGTTAAAGTGGAAAGGTTTTGAACATTAAGACCAACTTGTTGAAATGAATTTATTACAAAACCACCAAAACGCATACGGCTAGATGGCGCTACTCCCTGCCCTGCAAGTGTAACACCAACGCGGCAAGTTCTACTTGCGTAAGAAGTCGCTCCTATACCGGTAACACTTATTTTGCCGTCCCACACTAATCCAGGACAGGATCTAACCGTTAACATTGTTTCAATGACTGTGCTAGTCGTAAAAATAGGACTTCCAATAATATGTTTAGTTAACATCTCTGCAGTTCTACCCATTATAATTCCAGAAGAAATTAGGAATCTACCATTACAATATGCAATACCTACATTTTCAGACTGAATATAATCAAAGAAGCTTTGGACGGCAGCTGTGTCATTTGTTACCCCGTCTCCTTTAGCTCCAAACCAAGCTGGATTAATACCTGTTACATTTCTTTTAAAATACTCACCGCCTACCTGAAAATAAATAACATTATCCACAGTAGGTGTTCCTAATACTTTTGAGAGCGTCATCTCTTGGCCGGTGTACTGATCTAAAATACCGCTTAATACATCTCCAGTTCTATTAACCGATAAAAGTGATTCGTTTGATTTAACAATAAATTTTACAGAACCATTAGCCATTAAAAATTGCGATGAAGTTCCGCCTGTTTTTATAAAACCGGTTGTAGTAATCGCTAAATTGGTATTTGCCGCAACCGAAGTAACTTGTTGTAGGCTAGGTATTGTTCCTGCTATAGTAACGTTTGATACAACATAATTAAAGATGTCGTCTATGCTAAAACTTCTTGTTAAATTTTTTGCCGTCCCATTTACTATAGCTGTTGTTGTGCCTATTAATGTATCGGTAGCTAGCAGATTGCTTGCCCCTGGGTAACTATATATTATTGCCATGTTTTATTTTTAACAGTTCCACTTGTCTAATGCAAGCTTTTTTCTTGTTGGTTCTCCATTTGGTTTTTTTAATGCTCCAGGCATACCCGACATTCTAGCGCAAAAAGATTTTCTTCTTTTAGCATCTTTGCTACCCGCTTTTAATTCCGATGGTTTCTTTGTTACAGCCGTCTGCAATTTGCTACCTGGATTTTCTCTTCTATAGCTAGCAACCCCTTTTGCATTTAAACCGCCTTTAGGGTCTTTGCCTTCTTTTCTAGTCCAGGCTGCGGTTTTCTTTATCGGTGATTCATCACATGAGCACGTATGCTTTAGCGCATCGTTGTTAGCTGCAAACCTATTTAATATTGTTGGTCTCATTACTTTATGTTTATATTAAGATACATTGCTTTTGCTAGATCTTCTAGCACCCATACCAACCTTCTTTTTAGCCGATACTACTTTTGATTTTTCTGATTGCGACATTTGACTCCACGGCTTTGGTGATTCA